ATGCTTCACAGTTTCCAAGCACGGGTACAAATTTTATTCAAGTAGGTAATGAAGAAATATCTTACACTGGTGTCACTAATAACACCTTAACAGGTATAACAAGAGGTGTAAGAAACTCAACAAGGTCTTCTCATTCTGATGGTGCAACAGTTACTAATTCATCAGATTTTGTTGCATGGGGTGAAGCTGCATCAGGAGACTTAGTTCTTGAACCAGGCATGTGGTCTTTAGATAATTTTGGTGATAAAGCAATTTGTTTAATACACGATAGTTCTGTTTTTGAATGGGACTCTTCTCTAGCTGCAGCAACAAGTACAAGAGCAACAATTATATCTAATGCACCAACAGCATCAAGACACATGGTTGTATCTACACCGGATCGTCACTTAGTATTTTTTGGAACAGAGACAACTATAGGAACACCCACAACACAAGATGATATGTTTATAAGATTCTCGGACCAAGAAGATATTAACACATACACACCTACAGCAACCAATACAGCTGGTACACAGAGACTAGCCGATGGATCACAGATTAGAGGAGCAATTAGAGGTAGAGATGCAATATATGTTTGGACTGATACTGCATTGTTCACTCAACGTTTTGTTGGTCAACCATTTACTTTTGCATTTGCACAAGTTGGAACTAACTGTGGTTTAGTTGGACAGAATGCATGTGTAGAAGTTGACGGTG